CACGACCCGTCCGCGCAGTCCCGTCTCGCCCGGCACATGCAGGAGGAGCGGGTTGAGCGGGCGTCGAAGTTTGACGGCATGGAGTCCCGCGCCGCCGGCACCGGTGCGTTCGCCGGTCTGACCGTGCCGCAGTACTTGACCGACATGTACGCGCCGGCTATCGCTGGTCTGCGGCCGTTCGCGAACGTCTGCAATCAGCATGAGCTGCCTGACTCGGGCATGTCAGTCAACATCTCCCGGATTACCACGGCCACGTCTGCGGCTCTGCAAGCGACAGAAAACACGGGCGTGTCCGAAACGAACATTGATGACACGCTGCTCACCGAGAACATTCAGACCGCAGCCGGTCAGCAAACCCTGTCCCGGCAGGCGATCGACCGCGGAACCGGCGTCGAAGCCGTAGTCATGGACGACCTGTTCCGGCGCTACGCCACTGTTCTCGACGCGACGCTGATCACCCAGGCCACCACCGGCCTGTCAGCGGTAGCTACGTCGACAGCGTTCACGACCGCGGCACCGGACTTCCTGTCCACCACCGCAGCGAACAGCCTGTACGGCAAAATCCTGTCCTGCACGGCAGGTGTGGAAGCGGCGTTGCTCGCCTACGGCTACCCCACCCACGTCATCATGCATTCACGGCGTTGGCACTGGATCAACTCGCGGGTGAACTCGGTATGGCCGGGTATCACCCAGCCGTCCACCCCGCCGCAGATGGCTGGTTTGAACTTGGCCGCCAGCTACAACGACGGCTCCCGTGGCACCCTGCCGATGGGTCTGTCCGTCATCGTCGACAACAACCTCACCACCAACAACGGCACCGGCACCACAGAAGACGAAATCTATGTGATACCGGCGAACGAATGCCACCTGTGGGAGGACCCGTCGCAGCCGGTGTTCATCCGCGCCGAGCAGCCCGCCGCCGCTTCGCTCGGTGTTCTGCTCGTGCTGTACGGCTACTTCGCTTACTCGTTCCGGCGGTTCGCGAACGGCATGGGCAAGGTCAACGGCACCGGCCTGACCACACCCGCGTTCTAAGTTGCGTCTGCTCCGTTCCTGGCCGGCGGTCATCCCCGACAACAACCGCTCCTATGTGGTTGACAGCATCGAACGACTCGTCATCAGCAACCACCACTACGGTGCGCTCGCCGCAGTTGATGACGATGTGCTGCTACTCGAATGGGATATGGCTGTCGGTCAGGAGGAGTTACGTCAGTTCGCCCACCACGCCCGCCTCGACCCGGGGCGGGTGCTGGTGGCCCCATACCGGATCTACGCCGACGCGTACAACATTCCGGCCGATATTTGGGCTCACCGCCGCTGGGATGGGCGGGGAATGGGCACGGTCAGCCCGGACGGGGCGACCCCGATCCGGGACGGTGACCCGTTCTGCAACCTGTTCGGCCTGGGCATGGTGTACCTACCCCGCGACCTCGTCCAGCGGTATGTGCTGGGTGGGTTCGCGACCCATTTCGGGGATAAAGAGTTCTCGATGTGGCATTACCAGTACGTCACGAAGGACGTCCCGGTGGCGTGGGAAGTCCGCCCAGTGCATCTCAACTATCTGATCCCCGATCTAGGAGACGTTGATGTCTGACCTTCCTTACCAGGTGAAGCCGCAGGTGGATCAGCTGCTCGCTGAACGGGCCAACGCTGAGGCGCTCGGCCTCACTGATCGGGTGGAGGCCACCAACAAGCAGCTGGACGCACTCGGCTACAAGGAGAAAGCATCCAAGAAGCGGAAGGCCGCCGCAGAGGATCATGAAGACGCCAAGTCGGAACCCCCGAAAGAACGCGCCACGAAACAGCACCACACCGCGGACTAGTGCACCCTGAGGCCCTGGAGTGGGTAGCAAGGTTCGCCACCGATGAACCTGTCACAGTTCTCGACTTGGGCGGGCGGTACATCAACGGCACCCCAAGGCACCTATTCCCCAACGCCGACTACCTGGTCTTGGACTTGGTCGACGGCTCGCAGGTGGACATTGTTGCTGACGCCTCAACCTGGGATCCGGGGCCGCTCAACTTCGACGTAGTCATCTGCTGCGAAGTTTGCGAACACACCCCCGTATGGGCCGCCATTCTCGAAAC